GGTAGCCACGCTCTGTTAAGGTGTTGTACAGACTCATCTCACACTGTGGAGTACCTAAATAGAGTATTTTTCCATCAGGTTTGAGTACCGCATCAAACTCTTTTACAGCTTCACCCAGCTTCTCACGCATCATTTGTGTCATCGAGTTGTTAGGTACTTCGATGTCATCTGCTATGATGATGTCTGCCCGACTGCCTGTAAGCTGACCAGTGATACCGACTGATTTAACAGAAGGGCTACCACTAGCCAGCGCAGGTCTTACGTCAAACGCAATCTTACTCCACCGTTGCTCACTTGTCGCTATGAGATGTTGGCACATTGGGAGTTCAAGAATTAAGCGTTGGGTGAATGTCGAAAAGTCATCAGCTCGTTGTTTAGAGGCTGAGACCACCATGAACTTCTTCTGGGGGTCGAGAAGTAGCTGGTGCACGACAAACGCTGCCGTGATGTAGGACTTACCTACGCCACGAAAGGCTTCGATGATGGCTCTTCGAGGACAGTTTTGGATGTACTCAGCCATGTCATATTGTACTGGAGTTGGATCAGGGAGGTTAAGGTGCTTCCAGACTATATATAAGAAGTTACGGAAGTCCTTAAGCTGCTCTGGTACGTTATCCATTACGTCTCCTATTACTCCTTACTGAAGAAATCCTAAGATTACTTGAGGAGTTATTGTGGGGGTTACGATCAGCGTGGTCAATATCTCTACCCGCTAACTTCGCTTTACCGTGTCTTTTTACCATTTCACGCCTAGCTTTCTTGCGAGCATCGTTACGCTTGCGTTGCTCAGGAGTACCTTGGTAGTTATCGTATTCTTTTCGGTAGTTTCTAGCCATGTTAAGCCTTCTTGTTGTTTTTAGCAAAGTTACGTGCAGCTTCTACAGAACCAAAACCCCATTTCTTTAATGCTAGTGCTTTACGGGTAGGGCTTCCATCAGGCTTCTTCATAGCACCTTTCATTCCTGCAAATCTTGCAGCAAAGGAAACTCTTCGAGAGTTCTTTCCAGAAGGTACAGGTTTTTTAAGATTAGCACCTTCAGTTCTTTTATAGTATTTACGGCCAGCTTCTGTTAAGCCGCCTGTTTTGCTTTTATACTTTGATTTCACGAAGCCTTCTCCTTTTTCTTCTTAGCAAATCCTATCTTCATATGAGCATAGGCTTTAGGTGAAATAGTAGAGTTCTTCTTAGAACGGCTAGTGCCAGCTCTCTTTCTCTTGTTTATGTTACGATATAAAGACATTAGTGTTTCGCCTCCTCAAACGGTAGCTCTTTTAATAGGCTTGCCATAGGAGACTCAGCCGTAATTACGTCAGTGCTTGCTCCGTTATCTTTAAGAAACTTAACAGCAACTGACAGTTCTGCTGAAGTAGCCTCACCTGATCTTACTCTTGCGAGTAGTTCCTCGGTGACTACTTCGTGTAGTTCTTCTAGTTTATTAGACATTAATAACCTCGTTTCCCATATGGCTTAACCCTCTTTTTCTTACGTTCACGCAGCTTTTCCCTAATAGTTAGTTTCGAGGGCTTTACTCTACCTGAGTGATTCACTTTTGGTTTTTTAGATTTTTCAGGAGGCCGACCAACTTTAGTTCCATATGTTCCTTTACCTTGGGGCATTATTTTTTCTCCTTCTTCTTCTTGTATTTCTCATCAAGCTTCTTGTTCTGCTTGTGTATTTCGTTAGCAGCAATAGCTGTAGTACCTGCTAATAGAGCAGCACTTGCTTTACCACCCCCACGAGAAGACTTCTTAGGTTTCTTTTTTACGTAGTCTTGCTTAGGACGAGCCTTAGCATTCTCTTTAGCAGTTTTAGCTGCTCTTTTCTTTTGCGCATCGAGTAACTTCTTATATTTTTTACGGCCACCAGCCGCTGCTTTAGCTGCTCTAATTGCTGCTATTCCTAATTGAATTGCCATTCTAATAACTCCAGATTACGGGGGTTGATTCTCTTACGTCCACATGAACGAAAGTCTTTGCAATACCGATGCCTGTAAACCCCATCGCTAGTGCATTTTGTACGATAGTGTAGCGATCAGCTCCGTGATGGATGCGAATGTCCGCTGCAATACCTAGAGTATGTTGACCACCTTTTGTTTTATGCCTCTCGACACTGTGCATTGGATCACGATAACCCGAAGTGATGATAAAGGGAAACCCGCAAGCTTCTCTTAGTTCGTCTAGTTTATGGATAAAACCTTCACTCATATTGTTCTTGCCAGTCTCCTGACAGTTAAAGTCTTCGTACTTGAAATATTTAAAGTTCACTTACCTACTCCTTTTACTCGTTCCATTGTTCTCATCCCACCAAGACCAAGCATACCCATTAGTACAGGTAACATTGTGCTAGTATCTGCTTGTGGTACGATGACACCAAAGGGTGCTGCAAGTGGACTGATAAGAAAGTTTACAGTAAAGCCTGCAACACAGACCCACGCTGTTGCGGGTCGCCATGAAGATTGAAACCAGTTACCTTTGGCATCAAGTTTGTTCACCTCTATCTGAGCTTTAGCAATCTCGTGTACGTGCTTCTCAGACATGGTAGCAATTTCATGGGCTATCTTTTGTTTAGTATCTGCATCAGGAATAAACTTATCTAGTAAACCTGTTACAGGAGCGATTAGTTGTTCTAACATCATACACCTATCAATTTAAGAAACTGGCCAAACCCCATAGCTTGACCCCAATAGACAACAGCGCCACCTACTACGAGCCACTTGATCTGGGCTAAAGACTTATTAATACAGTCTAGCTGCTCCTTTAGCTCTATGGCGTTGTCTTGAAGAGACTTAAGCTGCTCTTCGTGCAAGTCTACCCGCCATTCTAGGCGGTCTACTTGTTGTTTTAAGTCGTCCATATGTTGTCCTATTAATCACTTACTTTAATAAAAGTTATGCCACCAAAACTTGTGTCAGAACCACCATTAGTTCTTATTCCAACTGTAGGGTGTCCACTTGTTGTAAATTTAAGCTTAAACGTAGATGTGTTAGCCACATTAACCACAGCTTGAAGGTTAGTATTTTTATAACGGTTTTGAAGAGGGAAACTTTCCGTGTTTCTGGCTATACGATCCCAAGAACTTCCAGTGTCAGTTGAGGCATATATCTCCCAAGCAACTGACGCATCAACGTCGGTTTGGTTATTACAAGCAACATCCCAAAGAACTAAATACTTCCCTGTGGCTGGAAAATTAAATGTGCCGTCACTGTTGTATGTAAATGCACTACCCACACGACTATAAGTAGGGTCATCTGCTTCTTCCCAAGAACCTAAAGGGTCTTGATCACCTACAATGTTAGTTGTTAAACGCCATTGACTCATCTGAGCAATGCCACCAGCAGGTACGCTAGTAGCTCCTGTGCCACCATTAGCCAATGGTAGTAACCCTGTGACTTGTGTGGCTAAGTTTATGTTTCCTGATAACGCTGTTGATGCGTCAAAGTCTGCTAAGGTTCTTGCCTTAGTCATAATGAGTTACCTCTATTAAGTAATCGTAAAGTTATAGAACTTAAGTGCAGACCCATCTTTAAAAGTATCTACACTTGTTTTAGTTAGTAAGTCAGTGCGATCAAAAGAGGCTTCTGCATCAGTTGCTAAAGTTGTATCAGGCTTAACTATAACCTTCCAGTTAGTCACCCCTTCGGCCTTTAAAAGACCTACAAGGCTTTCTATGACAACCTTAAAGGAAACATTAGAAGTGTTCATGCGAGTAACGCCTAAAGCTCCTAAACACGCTGTTCCAATATATCCTGCTACAGAGCTTGATGAATCTTCTGTTATAGAAATCTTTAAAATATCAAAAGGTTTGTTAGTGCCCAATAATGCCTGAGTTAATTCTTGCTCTGTTGCTGCCTGAGTATCTTGCTCAGATAGCTCGTCCACGTAAGTAGGGTTAGCTGTGTACGTAGAAAGCAAAGCTGACTCTGTTACGTCTGTTGTTTTTTCTAGTGTATACATAGTTATGCCCAAGTTATTGTTACGTTAGAACCTACTGCTGGAGCGGTTGCGTGGCCAAGGAAGTTTAGATTAGAAACTGTCCAATAATAAGTTACAAGGCCGCCCGATAAACCTCTAAACCCGTTGGCCTCTAAATGAGTTTCTCCGTTTGCGGTTATTGATGTAAAGGAATTATCTGGTAGGTTGGCTTCAAGCGAATCCATATAAATATAAATTCCATAGGCGCTATCAGACCCAGTAATATTAGGTGCTAGTTTTGTTACTCCTGTTGTTGGAAATGTAAAGTAGGTTTGATTAACAGCACCTATATTAGATCCAAGCCATCCACCGTTAGAGGTATTTGAGTACCCATAATAATCTTCACCTGAGCTGAAAGGATCTGTAGCTTTACCTATGGTAAGACTAAAAACATCGAGGCTAGGTAAGGCCGCTCTGTTAGTAATCATGAAGGTTGGACTATCTGTCATACTTCTTACAGATCCGAAAGGAGTTTTAGATTGGTAAAAGAATTCACAGGCTAAAGCCCTATCTACCATTTCGGTAAAGCTTGCAACAACCATGTCATTTACTCCACCGCCATCTCCTGCTGTGCCATTTGGTACGTGATAATATAAATTACCTGCACCGCCTTGATTAGAATTACTCCCTTGCATCGTAAGATTATTCTGTTGAGAGTCATCTTCTGGGGATCTAAAAATGTGTGGGTACTTGTGGTCGATGTTGCTGGTTGTGTACATATTATTTGCACCTTGAGATTTTACAACACACCACCCGACAGTCTTTATAGTACCAGCCGATACGTTATTAGTACCTAAACCTCCTGAAATAGCATACATATATAGAGTAAAGCATGGCGGTACATCGGCAACTTGAGCAGTTAAGTTTGTAGAGCTTAAATCTACATCAAAGTTAAAAATACAGTCAGTAAAACCATATCCCGATGATGAATTAAACGTAGTAAAGTTTTCTTCAGCACAGAAATAAGAAGCTTGTGCTACTAAATTAGCTTCATCTAGTGCATTCGTTGGTAAACTATTATCAGCTGCTGTGTCTATATGGTCAGGGACATACCCTTTGTACACTTTACAAACTACAGTATCGCCAGCAGCTTGAGCTATTCTGTGGTACTTAATCATGTTAAAAGGTGTTGGAGGAGAGTTAAAAGTACACGCTATAAATGCTGGTGTAGCTCCAAAGTATAGTGAAAAAATATCAGCTACATATAGCCATGATTGACCCCATGCAACCTCTCCAACGCCAGTAACATTTACTTTATCTGGAAACGTGGAAACAGGATGTAAAGACATAATTACCTCCTATCGAGTTTCGTCAATTAAGACCTTAGAGTTAGCAACTGCACCTGTAGGAGTAGCTGTTAAGTGATTATCTTCTTGACTACTGTAAGCCATGTAAGGGCATAAGACTACTTCTTCAATTGTTGAAGCATCGTAGTGTTTAATCTTAATGTA